GATCAGCGGCAATCTCGTGGACACATCGGAAGTCCGCGTACAGGATGACGGCGTGTCACAGGAAGTTTCAATCCGCCAAGGCGCGGCCCGTAAGGCCGAAGTCCCCGTTCCGTCCCCGGCGATCGTCTTCCCGTTCAGCACCTTTGCGGAAGTCGCACAGCCCGCGCATAAGGTCGTGTTCCGGCTCCAGTCCAGTCCGCTGGCCTGCAAGCTCATCGAATGCGACGGCGGCGCGTGGAAGCTGGAAGCTATCGCCAACATCCGCACATGGCTGATTGAAAACCTGCCCGAAGGAGTCAAGGTCATCGCGTAGCACCCCACGCCCCGCCCTCCCCCGGCGGGGCTTTTCATACCCCACCATCATACTGGAGAACATCATGAACACTGTTGGCGAACTGATTTCTGAACTGGAATCCTTTCCCCCTGAAACGCCTGTCGTCCACCACGACGACGAGGAAGGCAACACGGTATCTAAGGTTTCCATCGGCTTCATGACGGACGGAGACGGCGACCCCGTGTGTGTCATCCTCTTTCCTGGCGAAGAGATTGAATGACGAAATGGGAAAGGCGGCTCACGTGGATGTGGGTCGCCTTCTTTCTTTGGCTGATCTGGGCAACTGGCCACGGAAGGGGGTGATGCCGATGAATCCATATCCTAATGGAACCCCTGTAACATGATTCGGCAGGGGCGCGGCTGCATGAACAACGCGCGGTGGGGGAAGTATTGAGATATCTTTCAGTTTGTTCCGGTATTGAGGCCGCGACAGTGGCGTGGGGACCGCTCGGATGGAAACCAGTCGCCTTTTCAGAGGTCG